ATCAGGTGTTATTATTAAAAAACTTAAACCTAAATTTGCAGAGGGTGATGAAGTAATTGTACCACCTAAGAAACCATACAATAGTATAACAGCTTATGTTAAAAATATAAGAAGCTATGTTAAAGCAGGTGTTATTAAAAAAGACTTTGCTTTGGATTTAATTAAACAGAAGTTAAAAGAAGAAGGCAAAACTATGGCTGATATTGACACTAGTAAGTTTGTTAAAGGTGGTGAAGATATAGGCGAAAAAGTACCCTATACCAAGGGTGACTAGTAGTTGACAGGAAACAAAATTCCTACTATAATATAGGAACAGTAATGCCCATTAGGGATTACTAAAATTAATCGCTTAACAAAAGGATATAATATGACTATATTAAACTTCGACCCATTTAAAAATTATTCTATCGGATTTGATAGAATGTTTAATAGTTTAAATGAGGTATCTAGAATAAACACTTCTAACTTTCCTCCATACAATATAAGAAAAATTGGTGGATGTGATACAGATTGGCAAATAGAAATCGCATTAGCTGGTTTCTCTAAATCTGATATTGACATTGAGGTGCAAGATAGTATACTTACCATTACAGCTAAGAAAGATGATAAGTTAAAAGATGATTTAATTCATCAAGGTATTGCATCAAGAAATGTAGTTAGAAAATTTACTTTGTCTGAATACATCAAAGTAGATTCGGCTGATTTCAAAGATGGTGTTCTTACTATAAAAGTATATGAAGAATTACCTGAAGAGAAAAAAGCTAAAACAATAAAAATAAAATAACCTCCATAAATCTAGGGAGTGTAATGCTCCCTAGATATTAAATATGACACCAAGAAGTAAAACAGATATGATTGTTATTCATTGTTCAGCAACACCTGCTGATATGGATATTGGAGTAGAAAAAATTAAACATTGGCATGTTGTAGAAAATGGATGGGATGACATAGGCTATCACTATGTTATTAAAAGAGATGGTACTTTAGAAGTCGGTAGAGAAGAACATAGAACAGGCTCTCATGCTAGAGCAGTTAATGGTACATCAATAGGAATTTGTATGATAGGTGGTTCTAATAAGGAGGGTGATTGGGAAAATAATTTTTTACCTGAGCAGTTTGATACGTTAGAACAATTAATATCAACACTACAAGATAAGTATGATATTAAAAAAATTATAGGACACTACGAAGTAGATGATAAAAAGAAATGTCCTTCATTTAATGTAAAGGAGTGGTTAGACAACAATGGGATTTCCAATACTTAGTGCTTTTAACTTAGCTGTTAAAGCAGGTACACACATATTTAAACAAAGACAGCAAACCAAAATGCTAATGGCAGATGCTCAAATGAATCATGCTGCTAAGATGGCTAAGGGTGAGGCTGAATATGCAGGTAAATTATTAGAGGCTAGACAATCGGACTGGAAAGACGAATTTGTACTTTTAATTTTGTCAGCTCCTATAGCAATTTTAGCATGGGCTGTTGTATCAGACGACCCTACTGCTATGGATAAAGTAAAATTATTTTTTGAATATTTTCAACAACTACCAAGTTGGTTTACTAATCTATGGATACTTGTAGTTGCGAGTATTTATGGTATAAAAGGTACTCAGATATTTAGAAATAAATAATAAATGTTAAAACAAATATTACTAATAATAAATCATTGGTCAAGTAAACTTAGTGTTTGGTCATGGCAAAAGCTATGGGGAAACAGACAGAAGGGAATAGGATATAAAAATGGATTATCGTTTCACATCTATCTTAATCATATTAATGATTTTGTTAGCAGTATTTGGAGGACCAGTAAGATAATGATTGATAAAATAATGTATGCAGTATTAGGAGCAATAGATGATTTCTTTTTAAGAATAGAAAATCTATTTACTAAGAAGAAAGGAAAAAAGAAATGATTATTAAATGTAAACAATGTAATGAAAAGTTTGAACAAGAAGATGAGTTAGATATTTTCTGTGGTGAAGAATGTAAACAAGAGGCATTAGCAGAATTAGATTCTGATTCTGATGAATGTTTATCTTGTCAATAAGGAGAACGATATGAATTTTAAATGGGATTTAAAAAAACAATTAGATGAAAAAAGAAAAGCTGAATCTGCTACTGCTCAACTTCGTAAAAGAAGTAAAGAGTCTATTGCTAGACCAAAAGCAGAAAAGAATATAACATCTAAAGACCCAAGACTACAAGGAATATAATGAGAAATTGTATATCATGTAATCATAAATGTCATTGCAACATAGATAAATGTCCTAGATGTATTTGTTCTAGATGTGTACACTTAGAGGAATACGAAGAAGCTTTAACATTAACTGATGAATATATTCCTTGGTGGAAAAAGATTTTAAACTTATTTAAGATATGAAAATAAATGATAACACTAACATTGCTCTCCCTATTAGGAATCTCCTTGCCATTGTTGCAGCTGTTGCCATAGGTGTATGGGCATACTTTGGTGTTATTGAAAGAATAAATTTACTAGAGACAGCAGATAAATTACAACAACAAGATTTACTTGAGGCTAGTGCTCAAAAACCTATAGACCAGGAACAGTTTATGTTGTTGGAACATATAGCAGCACAGGTTGAAAAGTTAGAAAAAACTCAAGAACAGAATATGACAAACAAAGTTAATATTGAAAGATTACAAAAAGATATAGAAAAGATATTAATTGATGTTGAGAAACTAAAAGATTCTGTTCGTTCTAACATAGGTAAATTAAATGGCTATAACTAAATTAGTATTTGCTTTGTGTTTATTTATAAATGGTGAGTTAGTAGAGCACCGAATACAAGATAGCTTATCTACTTGTTTGAAAATGAAAAGAGAAGCTACAAGAAACATGGAAATGAATAATAAACAATTCATGTGTGGTGAAGTAGAGGCAGAAATAGAAACCAATATTGATGGTAGTGAATCAATTAAGAAAATAGTAAAGGATAAGAATGAATAACAAAACAAAATTAATATACAGAATTAAATATTTAATAAACAAATGCAGAGAAAAAGGTAAATGGAATTTTGCTATACAACTAAGAGATAAATACTTAGTATGAAATTTATATTAGCATTTTCAATATGCTCTGCAATTACTGGATATTGTAATAACACAATGACACTTCCAACTGAATTTGATTCATGGTCAGAATGCGTAGGTGGGGGTGGTAAATTGATACAAAATTTCTCAGTTGAAATGAAAGAACCTATTGAAGATAGGAAATTATATTTGAATTATTTTTGTAATGAAATACAAAAAGAAGGTGAAGAAAGTTAAGTTAACTGTTTTAAAAGTGTTTCATACAAATCAGTTATATCATCAAACTTAGTTTCTGATTCTCTTAACATAGCAGATATTAAACCTGCATTCTCTCTTTTAAAATGAAAAGAAATTTTATCTCTAGGATATAAAGATTTCTCTACAATAAATTGTCCTTGATTATTTATTATCAATTTAAATGTAGCTAAATCAGCTTCATTCTTTTTTACTTTCTTACTACTTTTTTTTAATACTCTGTTCTTCATTATCTATAGATATATGGTTATTGTTTATTTGTCCATCATCATCTAATAGACTATCAATACTAGTAGTATAAATTTCATTAAGCTTTTCATTATTCTTTTGAATCTTTTTTTTAAGATGTTCTTTCAAAGCTTCAATCTTTACAAATAAAATTTTATCTATAACAGGATTTATACCATACATAGGCAAGTCGTTTAAAGAAGATATGATTCTTCTAAATCCTCTTGCTCTTTTTTCCAATTGACTTATTGTACTTTCATGAATCATAATCTCTCTCCATTATCATTTCAAGATAGTGAATTGCTTTTTCAATATCTTTTCTTTTACCTTTTAATTTATGTCTGCATATATATTTAATAGCATTACCTTCTGCAAACAATAAATTATTCTCATTAATAAATTGAGCAGGTTGAATTTTCATACCTTTATAATGATTCCCATCTACCTGCTTATCTAAAGAATCATAAGTAATACCTTTGAATATATCTTTGTTAGTCATTATAATAAAGGTCCTTTCTCAATCATCTCTTGTCTTCTTAATTGTTTTTCTGATGGTTGCAACATAGCATACAATTCATCATATGTCAACTCTTGGTTGTGTTTTAATTTTTTTACTACCCATTTATATGACCAAGGCTGTAGCTTTAATGTACCATCTTGGTAATAGTGAGTTTGATTAGGTAAAAATTGTAATACATTTTTATAATTAATTTTACTAGCTTCTTCTTTAGATAACAAAGAAGATAACCATTGAACTAAAATATGTTTAGCTTTGTTTCTTATTTTACTCATTGTCTTTGCGTTCATGTTTCTCCTTTCTGTGAGAAAATACTTCATACCAAGTATCACATTCATCACATTGATACATACTTACCATATCATGTTCTGAATCTGGATAAGTATCTTCAGTATCATAATCATCATTCCATCTTACTTCAGCATTACAATAAAAACATTTCATTATTTAATTTCTTTAAAATTATTTTCTCTATCAAAATATTTATAATCAACTTCAATAGGTTTAAAGTCAGATAAAGAATCTAATACATCTATCTCTTTAAAATCTTTACATGAATAAACATCAAGCTGAATTAAAGCAGGAATTTTTTCATCCCAAGTATGCATAACAATATGTGATGTTTCTATAATAGCAACACCAGTTAAACCTGCATTGCCTGTTTTAGTTACCTTTGTTGCATAAGGTCCTGCTAATAATTTCATATCTATTTTTTTAATTAATTCTTTTATCCAAAAAATAATATGTTCTTCATTCTTAGGTGGTTCAGAAACTTCTGCTCTAATTAATAAATGTTTATGCTTGATTGGTCTTTCCATAACTTTCTAGTTGCTCCTTGTATTGATTTGTTATTTCATCTACATTAGGAAGTTTAACAATCTTTGTTAGGAAAACATTTTTATTAGCATACTTAAATACTCTTAAACCTTTTCCATTATTACTATCTGAGTGACACTCCCATTTGTGAATACAGAATTGACATCCTGTTGCTAATGTTTGATTACCATTCTTTTCAACTTTATCTTCATAACATTTATCAGGTGGTGAATCACTTTCTAATGTTTTTCTTAAAGTGGAAATTAGATTTTTAACATTTGGTTTAGCCATGTCATCTGGTTTATAAAAACATATATCACCATTTGATTTATCAACAACAAGAAAACCACCTTGCTTTGTACCCATAGCTGTTTCATATCCTGATAACTGTGCATGATAACCAAAAGGGTCATCATTAACTATCTCACCAGACTGAAATTTTTTAAAACTAAAAGGTGATGCTGATTTAACATCGCATATCTCACCATCAATCTTACTATCTATATGTCCTGTGATACCATCTATCTCAACTTTCTTTTGTTGGTCTTCAACTTTATGTCCAGATAATTCTGCTAGATATAAAATTAAATGTTCAATGATATGTCCATATAAAAACTTTAAAGTCATATCTGAATTATCTTCAGATGATTCTTTAGGACTATTCTTATCATACCAAAGTTGTCTTGGTGGTTTACCAATAATAGACATTCGTAATTTACCTTGATACTTTTCTTTTACTGTAGGTTTATTCCAAGATAGTATAGCTTCTTTTATATTATCTAGAAATTTATTTAAATTATCTTCTGTAATAGGTGCAGGTTTACCATTTGATACATCAGTAATTAATTTCTTAATATCACTTGCTAATGTACTAATGTGTTTCTGACCAGTTGTTTCCAATTTTATATTCTCCATTTAAAGGACACCTCACTTTTAGTTTTATTCCTGCATCTATAATTGCTTGTACTGCTAACTTTCCAAACTCTTCGGCTCTTTTTTCTTCAACCTCATATTGAAATTCATCATGTACATTTACAACTGGAAATGCTTTGATTTGTTTATTATTAACATATTCATCTAACAATGTCAACGCATACTTCATAACTATTGCACCTGCTCCTTGCAACAAAGTATTCAATGCAGCATGAGGATGTCTAATAATTATTTTTCTTCCATCAATTCCTTTGACCCATCT